CTATAGAGAAGCAAATAGATTGTTCTTTATCTTCTGGGAAGCTTGTAAAGCAGATGATAGATGTTATGGAATGTGTTACCTTAAAAACAGACGGTCTGGTTTCTCCTTTATGTCATCATCAGAACTTGTTAATCAAGCAACAATCTCAAGCGATGCAAGATTTGGTATTCTCTCAAAAACTGGATCTGATGCTAAGAAAATGTTCACAGATAAAGTCGTCCCGATATCCGTTAACTATCCGTTTTTCTTCAAACCGATCCAAGATGGTATGGATCGTCCTAAAACCGAACTGGCATACAGAGTTCCGGCATCTAAACTTACACGTAGAAAACTGGAAACGAATGAACAGCTTAGAGAGCTTCAAGGATTAGATACTACAATTGATTGGAAAAATACAGGGGACAATTCTTATGATGGGGAAAAATTAAAAATATTAGCACATGATGAAAGTGGTAAATGGGAAAGACCAGATAACATATTAAATAACTGGAGAGTTACCAAAACAACATTAAGACTAGGATCAAAAATTGTAGGCAAGTGTATGATGGGCTCAACTTCAAATGCATTAGACAAAGGTGGAAACAACTTCAAAAAACTTTACTACAATTCAGACGTTACAAAAAGAAATAGAAACGGACAAACAAGTTCGGGACTCTATTCTTTATTCATCCCTATGGAATGGAACTACGAAGGATTCATGGATTCTTTTGGATCACCTGTATTTCTTACAAGAAAAAATCCAACATACGGAGTCGACGGTATTAAAATTAACATTGGAGTAATTGAACATTGGGACAACGAGGTAGATGGTTTAAAAAATGATCAAGATAGTTTAAATGAATACTATAGACAATTTCCCCGTACAGAGCAGCATGCTTTTAGGGATGAATCTAAAAATAGTTTATTCAATTTAACTAAGATATATCAACAGATCGACTATAATGAATATAGTGGAAGTGAAAAAAATATCACAAAAGGAAATTTTCAATGGAGTTATGGCATTAAAGATACTGAAGTAGTTTTTATGCCGAATGAACAAGGAAGATTTTTAATATCTTGGGTGCCTCCTACTAATTTACAAAATAATGTGTTGGTGAAAAAAGGTGTTAAATACCCAGCTAATGAACATATTGGAGCATTTGGATGTGACAGTTATGATATAAGTGGAACTGTAGATGGTAGAGGTTCTAAAGGAGCTTTGCATGGGTTGACTAAATTTTCAATGGAAGATGCTCCTCCAAATCACTTCTTTTTAGAATATATAGCTAGACCACAAACAGCAGAGATATTTTTTGAAGATGTTTTAATGGCTTGTATTTTTTATGGAATGCCATTACTATGTGAGAATAACAAACCTAGATTATTATATTATTTTAAACGAAGAGGTTATAGAGGGTTTTCTATGAATCGTCCGGATAAAATATGGAATAAATTATCAATAGCAGAAAAAGAAGTAGGTGGAATTCCCAACTCAAGTCAAGACATTAAGCAAGCACATGCTGCAGCGGTTGAAACTTATATTGAATCTTACGTTGGATTAATAAATGAGAATTGTGGAGATATGTATTTTCAAAATACATTAGAAGATTGGTCAACATTTGATATAAACAATAGAACTAAACATGATGCAACTATAAGTTCAGGTTTAGCTATAATGGCTTGTAACAAAAATCAATATAGACCTACAGCTTTGAGGCAATTAAGTAAAGTCAACTTAGGAATAACTACCTACGATAATAGTGGTGATATTTCAAAAATTAATATATAAATAAATGCAAATTTACACTAATAGCAATAGTATTTTCCCAGATCAAGTAGTTCCTGTAGCAGAGAAAAACACCGAAGAATATGGACTCGCCGTAGGGAGAGCTATTGAGTCAGAATGGTTTAGAAATTTTAGAGGTTCTGGTTATCAATTTTATAATAATTATACTTGGTTTAACACTTTAAGACTTTACGCAAGAGCAGAACAACCTGTACAAAAATATAAAGATGAATTAGCTATAAACGGAGACTTATCTTATCTTAACTTAGATTGGAAACCAGTTCCTGTAATACCTAAATTTGTAGATATAGTAGTTAACGGAATGTCACAACGTACTTATGATGTTAAAACATTAGCTCAAGACCCTGAATCAAGACAACAAAGAACAGAATATGCTCAAAAATTATTACAAGATATTCAACTTAAACAATATTATGCAGCTGTTGAGCAGTTGTTTCCCCAAACCGAATTAGCTAATTTTGAAAAAACAGTAAATACTCCTGAGACAACAGATGAAATACCAATGCATCTTCAATTAACTTACAAGCAGTCTATTGAAATAGCAGAAGAAGAAGTTATAGATCAAATATTAGCAAAAAATAAATATGATTTAATTAGGAAAAGATTAAACGAAGATTTAGTTATTTTAGGAATTGCAGCTGTAAAAACAACATGGAACAAGTCAGAAGGAGTAGTAGTAGATTATTGTGATCCATCTAGAATGGTATGGTCTTATACTGAAGATCCGAATTTTGAAGATTTATATTATGTTGGAGAAATAAAATTTTTAACTATTCCAGAATTAAAAAAACAATTTCCTCATCTTGGACCTGAAGAAGTAGAACAAATAGAAAAATACAAAGGTAATCAAGAGTACATGCGCGGTTGGAATGGTAGATACGATAATAATACAGTTCAAGTATTATTCTTTGAATATAAAACATTTGTTGATCAAGTATTTAAAATTAAAGAAACTAGTTATGGGATGGAAAAAGCTTTGGAAAAAGAAGATACATTTCTCCCACCTGAAAATGAAAGTTTTAAAAGAGTTTCTCGAACTATAGAAGTATTATATGACGGAGCTAAAATACTGGGAAATCCTATTATGTTGAAATGGGGAATGTCTAGAAATATGACAAGACCAGAGTCTAATTCTCCTAAAGTTAATATGAATTATCAAATTTGTGCTCCAAAAATGTATAGAGGTAGAATTGAATCTTTAGTTAGTAGAATTACTAGTTTTGCTGATATGATTCAATTAACACATTTAAAAATTCAACAAGTATTATCTAGAATGGTTCCAGATGGAGTGTATTTAGATGTAGATGGTTTAGCAGAGGTAGATCTTGGAAATGGTACTAATTATAATCCAGCTGAAGCCTTAAACATGTACTTTCAAACTGGTAGTGTTATAGGTAGATCATTAACTCAAGAAGGAGAATTAAATAGAGGGAAAATACCTGTTCAAGAACTACAATCCAGTAGTGGTAGTGCAAAGATACAAAGTTTAATCCAAACTTATCAATATTATCTACAAATGATAAGAGATTCCACTGGTTTAAACGAAGCCAGAGATGGATCATTACCAGATAGAGATTCATTAGTCGGATTACAAAAGTTAGCTGCTGCTAATTCTAATACAGCAACTAGACATATTTTACAAGCAAGTTTATACTTAACATTAAAAACATGTGAGAACATTTCTAGAAGAGTAGCAGACTCTCTAATGTTTCCATTAACTAGAATAGCGTTACAAGATAGTATCACAACCTTTAACGCGGCAACACTAGATGAGTTAATGTCTAAAGAATTACATGATTTTGGAATTTTCATTGAGTTAGAGCCAGATGATGAAGATAAAGCTAAATTAGAAGAGAATATCCAAGTTGCGTTAAGAGCAGGTGGAATAGATTTAGAAGATGCGATAGATATTAGAAATATAAAAAATATCAAACTTGCTAATGAACTACTAAAAAAGAGAAGACAACAAAAGCAAGCACGAGAAGAACAACTGCAACAACAAAATATACAAGCTCAAGCTCAAGCGAATCAAGAAACAGCTGAAAAAGCGGCAATGTTTGAAGTGCAAAAACAACAAGCGTTAACTCAGAGTTCACTACAAATCGAACAAGGTAAATCTCAATTTGAAATACAACGTATGCAAGCTGAATCTCAAATTAAACGAGAATTAATGGATTTAGAATTCCAATATAACATGCAATTAGCCAAAACTAAAGTTCAATCTGAAAATGGGAAAATTGCAGAAATTGAAGATAGAAAAGATAACCGAACAAAGTTACAAGCATCTCAACAAAGTGAGATGATACAACAACGAAAAGCAGATGGTATGCCAATAAACTTTGAATCACAAGGAAATGATGTAATAGATGGTTCCTTTGGTTTAGAAGCATTTGGACCACGTTAATTATTAATTATTATATTATATTATGTCAGAAGAAGTAAAACAAGAAGGTGACTTCAAAATGAAGAAGAAGCCAGGAAGACCTAAAAAACTTAATAAAACCGAAGATAATACTACTAAGGTGGATTTTAAGAAACAAGAGGAAGAAGCTATAGAACAAAAAGAAAAAGAAACACAAGATGCCATTCAAGAGTCAAGCGCAAAGAAAATGGATGTGGATGCAACATCCGGAGATGGCGAAAAAGTGGGAAAAACACACGCCGAAAAACCAGAAACTGCCGAAAAGATTGAAGAAAAAGAAATAGTTTCTTCTGATACACCAGAAAAAGAAGTTGTTATTATAGAAGCAACAGAAGAAGCTGTTGAAGAAACAGTAGAGCAGATTAAAGAAGAAATTAAAGAAAATCCTCAATTAGAATTACCAGAAAATATTGAAAAACTTGTATCTTTTATGCAAGATACTGGAGGAACAGTTGAAGATTATGTTCGTTTAAATGCTGATTATTCATCAATTAGCAATGAACAATTATTAAGAGAATATTATAAAGCTACAAAACCTCATTTAGACAATGAAGAAGTTACTTTCATTATGGAAGACAACTTCGGATGGGATGAAGATGAGGATGATACTAGAACTATCAAGAAAAAACAGTTAGCTTTAAAAGAAGAAATTGCAAATGCTTACGACTTTCTACAAGACACGAAAGAGCAATATTATGATGAAATCAAGATGAGACCATCAGCTAATAGTGAAATGAATAAAGCAAGTGAGTTTTTCAATAGATACAACGAAGAACAAAAAGTGATAAAAAAGCGCTTTGAAGTGTTTCAAAATAATACTAAAGATTATTTCCAAAATTTCGAAGGTTTCGATTTTGACTTAGGAGATAAAGCTTTTAAGTATAAATTAAACAACACGGATAACGTAGCTGAAGCACAATCAGATCTCAATAATTTAGTTAAGAAGTTCTTAAACAAAAAAGGAGAAGTTGCTGATTACGAAGGCTATCACAAAGCTATTTACGCTGCTAGAAATCCTGATTCTTTAGCTCGTCATTTTTACGAACAAGGTAAATCTGATGGTATTAAAGGAGTAGTAGGAAAATCTGCAAATATAGACACTACTAGGCCAAACCCTGGTGATGTTAAAATTGGTGGATATAAGATTCGAGCCATTAGCGGAGATGATAGTTCTAAGTTGAAAATTAAAAAATACAGACAATAACTTAACTTAAAAATAAAAACAAATGGGATTTGTAGATAATGGAACGGCGCCTGGAATAGGTGCTTTCCCAGCACAGATTACTCCTATGCCGGAGAAAATGACCCTACCTAATAATTACATCAATTTTCATGATGGTAGTGTTAGTCAATGGGCACAACAATACCTACCTGAGCTTTATGAAGCTGAAGTAGAGAGATACGGAAACAGAACTTTAGGTGGTTTCCTAAGAATGGTTGGCGCAGAAATGCCAATGACATCTGATCAAGTAATTTGGTCTGAACAAAATAGATTACACGTTGCATACGAAGGTGTTGCAAGAACTGCTGGATCAGATCTTATAACAATTCCTGGAGCAACTAATGCTATTAAAATAAATAACACAGTACTATTATCAGATGGTTTAACCACTGCTAAATGTATTGTTGGGATTATTTCTGGACAAGATGTAACATGTTATCCTTATGAAGCTGCT